GATTCAGATGTTACGAAAAGAAACCGCAATGGACAGACTAGTTCAGGACTATATAGTTTGTTCATACCTATGGAATGGTCGTACGAGGGATTCATTGACGCTTATGGGATACCTGTATTCGATACTCCAGCAAAACCAATTAAAGGTATAGATGGGAATTATATAGAATATGGGGTTATTGAACATTGGCAAAATGAAGTTGATGGTTTAAAACAAGATCAAGATGGTTTAAACGAATACTACCGCCAGTTTCCGAGAACAGAACAACACGCATTTAGAGACGAGACAAAACAATCTTTGTTTAATCTTACAAAAATATATGAACAAATAGATTACAATGACGATCTACGAAACTCACAAGTTATAACACAAGGTAGTTTTCAATGGGAGAATGGAATACAAGATTCAAAGGTTGTATTTTACCCAAGCAAGGAAGGCAGATTTTTAATATCATGGGTTCCACCGAAACATCTTCAAAACCGCGTGATGATAAAGGATGGGCTTAAATATCCAGGCAATGAACACTTAGGTGCATTCGGATGTGATAGTTATGATATATCTGGAACAGTTGATGTAAGAGGATCTAATGGTTCACTTCACGGGTTAACTAAGTTTTCAATGGAAGACGTTCCACCAAATCATTTCTTTTTAGAATATATAGCTAGGCCGCAAACTTCTGAAATATTTTTTGAAGAGGTTTTAATGGCGCTAGTGTTTTATGGTATGCCAATATTAGCAGAGAATAACAAAGCTAGATTATTATACTATTTAAAGAGAAGAGGTTACAGACACTTCTCAATGAATAGGCCTGACAAAGTTTGGAACAATTTATCCCCAACAGAAAAAGAGATTGGTGGTATACCTTCAGCTGGACAAGATATAATACAAGCTCACGCATCTGCTATTGAAACGTATATAGAAGATTATGTTGGTTACAAAGAAAACGGATATGGCGATATGTATTTTCAAAAAACATTGAATGATTGGTCTAGATTTAATATAAATAATAGAACAAAGCATGATGCAACCATAAGTTCTGGGTTTGCTATAATGGCATGTAACAGACATTTATATTCTCCGTCAACGCCGTATAAAAAAGAAAAAGTAGAATTAAATTTCAAAAAATATAATAACCGAGGTTATAGTTCACAAATAATATAATAGATGATTTATACTAACACGAATAGCTCTTTCCCAAGTCAGGTGGTACCGGACGAAGAAAAACAAACATTAGACTATGGCTATGCAGTAGGTATGGCGATAGAAGGTGAGTGGTTCAGAGGTAATAGAACTAGTCTTGGAAATGGCAGATGGAGTACCAACTGGCAAACATTCCATAACCTTAAATTATACGCTAGAGGTGAACAAAGCATACAAAAATATAAAGATGAATTATCTATTAATGGCGACTTATCTTATTTGAATTTAGACTGGAAACCAATACCAATTATACCAAAGTTTGTTGATATAGTTGTTAACGGTATGTCTAATAAATTATTTAAAATAAAAACATTTGCACAAGATCCACAATCAGTGGCACAGAAGACTAACTACACTGCTGCATTATTAAGGGATATGAATGCAAAAGATTTGTTGAATGATATTCAAGAAAAGTTAGGAGCAAACTTATATAGTACGCCAAACCCAGATTCATTACCAGAAGATAATGAAGAATTAGAAATACATTTACAATTAAATTACAAACAAGCTGTTGAAATTGCAGAAGAAGAAGTCATTAATTATGTTTTGAATAAAAACAAATATGACAACATTGCAAAGAGGCTTAATTATGATTTAACAGTATTAGGTATTGCGTGCGCAAAAACAAACTGGAATGGTTCAAATGGTATCGTTATAGATTATGTAGATCCGGCTAATTTAGTTTATTCATACACTGAAGACCCTAACTTTGATGACGTGTACTACGTCGGCGAGGTTAAGTCTATTAGTTTAGAAGAATTAAAGAAAGAGTTCCCTAATTTAACTGATGAAGAATTAAAGGAAATAGAAAAGTTTCCCGGGACAAATGATTATAGTCGTACATATACAAATCAAAATTACGACACAACTACAATACAAGTTTTATACTTTGAATACAAAACATATTCAAATCAAGTGTTTAAAATAAAACAAACAGAACAGGGATTAGAAAAAGCGTTGGTTAAGTCAGATGCATTTAATCCGCCAGCTAATGATAACTTTAATGTAGTATCAAGAAGTATTGAAGTTCTTTATTCGGGGGCAAAAATACTTGGACATAAAAGAATGCTTAGCTGGGAATTGTCTCAGAATATGACAAGGCCATTAGCGGATACTACTAAAGTAGACATGAACTACGCTATTTGTGCACCGCGTCTTTATAAAGGAAGAATTGAGTCTATAGTAAGTAGAATTACTTCTTTTGCTGATATGATCCAAATAACACATCTAAAATTGCAACAGGTGCTTGCTAGAATGGTCCCCGATGGAGTATTCGTTGATGTTGATGGTTTAGCAGAAGTTGATTTAGGTAATGGTACAAATTACAATCCAGCAGAAGCATTAAATATGTATTTTCAAACTGGTAGTATTGTTGGTAGATCTATGACGCAAGATGGGTCTGGCAATCCTGGCAAAGTGCCAATTCAGGAGTTACAAACATCGTCAGGTAATGCTAAGATTTCATCGTTAATAAATACATATCAGTATTACTTACAAATGATTCGTGATGTAACCGGACTTAATGAAGCAAGAGATGGTTCTATGCCGGATTCCAATTCATTAGTGGGCTTACAAAAAATGGCCGCAGCGAATTCTAATGTAGCGACCAGACACGTATTAGACGCAAGTTTATATATAACATTAAGAATATGTGAAAATATATCTAAAAGGGTTGGTGATTCATTAAAATTCCCATTAACTGCAAATGCTTTGGTGCAAAGTATATCAATATCAAATGTTAAAACGCTAGAAGAATTACAGAACTTAGATATTCACGACTTTGGCATATTCTTAGAATTAGAGCCAGATGAAGAGGAGAAAGCGCAATTAGAACAAAACATACAAGTTGCTTTGCAATCAGGCGGAATTGACCTTGAAGATGCCATTGATCTAAGAGAAATTAATAATCTTAAACTTGCTAACCAATCTTTGAAATATAAGAGAAGAAAAAAACAAGAAAGAGACCAAGCAAACCAGCAAGCAAATATACAAGCACAGGCCCAGGCAAATTCTCAGACAACAGAAGCAGCCGCATTAGCTGAAGTGCAAAAACAACAGGCTTTAGCTCAGACTGAAATTCAAAAGATGCAAGCAAAGAATCAATTTGAAATTCAAAGAATGGAGCATGAAGCGCAACTTAAAAAGTTGTTAATGGCGGAAGAGTTTAAATATCAAATGCAATTAGCTCAGGTTAATGCTCAAGTGCAACAATCAAAACTTAATACTATTGAGGATCGTAAAGACAATAGATTAAAAACAACAGCAACACAACAATCAGAGCTAATAGACCAAAGACAAAATAAAACAATGCCTAAAGACTTTGAGTCTGCTGGTTTCGACAATATGGGTGGATTTGATTTAGCTCAGTTTGAACCAAAATAAATTTTATCAATCAATCTTATAATATTATATCATGTCAGAACAAATTAAAACAGAAGGCGAATTCAAAGTAAAAAAACAAACGCCAAGGAAATTAAATAAAGTGGATCAGATTACGAAGGTTATAATCAAAGAAGATGAACCTATCGTAGCGAAAGAACCTGAAGTAACAAAAGTATTTATTCCTAGCGGAACAGAAACAACAGATACCATTCAAGAGCAAAACGCAAACGGAAGCCTGTTAGGTAGCGAAGGATCCAAAGCGGGACCGCGAGAAGTAGCCCAAGGAAACGAAGAATCTAAAATCGTTACCAGTCAAGAAGAAGTAACTGTAATAAACGAAATTACAGAAGAAGAAATTCAGCAAGAGACCACGAGTTTAGCGCAGGAAGTAAAGGATGCAATAAGAGCGTCTGAATATTCTGGCAAACCGCTACCTGAGAACATAGAGAAACTTATTTCTTTTATGGAAGAAACCGGGGGTGATATTAACGACTATGTTAGGCTAAATGCCGACTACTCAAATGTAAATAACGAAACCTTATTAAAGGAATATTATAAAAAAACACGTCCACATTTAGACAATGAAGAGATTGAATTCCTTATGGAAGACAACTTTGAATATGACGAAGAGTTGGATGAAGAGCGAGATATTCGTAAAAAGAAACTCGCTTTCAAAGAAGAGGTTGCAAAAGCAAGAATCTTTTTAGACGGGCTTAAAAGTAAATATTACGAGGAAATCAAGTTGAGACCTGGTATTACACAAGACCAACAAAAAGCAAACGACTTTTTTAACCGCTATAATGAAGAGCAACAAATAGTGGAGTTGCAGCATTCAAAATTTAAAGACGACACTAAAAACTTATTCAACCAAGATTTCAAAGGTTTTGATTTTAATTTGGGAGATAAAAATTTTAGATATGGCGTTGCTAATAAAGATGTTGTAGCAGACAAACAATCAAACATAACTAATCTAGTTAAGAAGTTCTTAAATGATAAAGGAGATGTTGTAGATTTGAAAGGGTATCATAAAGCCATGTATGCCGCTGATAATGTGGACACGATTGCAAAACACTTTTACGAGCAGGGTAAAGCCGACGCAATAAAAGAAGTTGTTGCAAAATCCAATAATATATCAACTGAGCCTAGGCAAACTAGTTCAGGGGAAATATTTGTTGGAGGAATACGTGTTAAAGCAATTAACGGTGTTGATTCTTCAAAATTGAAAATACAAACAAGAAAATTTTAACATTAAATTAAAAAATTATGGCAGTAATAACGCCTTCTCCAGCATTTGGTGCACTTATACCAAGTCAGACTCAAACTCCTAATCCAGGAAGTTATTTAACATTTGATTCCGCCTCAGGTGGGGGGACATTTGCAAAACAGTATTTACCAGAAATCTACGAACAAGAAGTAGAGAGATATGGTAATAGAACATTATCAGGATTCCTTCGTATGGTTGGAGCTGAAATGCCTATGCAATCTGATCAAGTTATTTGGTCTGAGCAAAATAGATTACATGTTGCTTACAAAAACGTAACAATCGTTTCAGCAACAACTTTTAAATTTACAGTAGGTAGTGTTACTGATGGTAACGTTACGGCTACAGTTACAAACGTTTTATCAAAAAATCAAACAGTAGTTATTATTAATCCAGCAACTGGGCGTGAAGTAAAAGCTATTATTACAGCGGTTGGCGCAGTAGTTTCAAATGAAGTTACAATTACAGTTGCTCCTTATTTATCAGCTTCTATTGTAACTGGTTCAGACGGGACTAATGGTATTCCGCTAACGACAGCTAGTTGTAGAGTATTCGTTTATGGTTCTGAATATGCTAAAGGATCTACTTTAACAAACGATTCTTACCTTAGTATTGACCCGTCTTTTACTCAATTTAACAATTCCCCTATTATAATCCGTAATAAATATACTATTAACGGATCTGATATGGCTCAAATTGGATGGGTAGAAGTTGCTACAGAAGCAGGCGCAAGCGGTTTCTTATGGTATCTAAAAGCAGAATCTGAAACTAGATTACGTTTTGAAGATTACTTGGAAATGGCGGTAATTGAAGGTGAAATTGCTTCTACAACACCTGGGGCTGCTGGAGATACAACCAATAAGAAAAAAGGTACTGAAGGTCTTTTTGCGTCTGTTAAGAAACGAGGAAATACAGTTGCTGCTTTTGGCGGTACTGCAGCAGAAAATTTAACTAGTTTTGATAATATCTTAAAAAATCTAGATACCCAAGGAGCTATTGAAGAGAATATGCTTTTCCTTAATAGAGCTACCTCTTTAGAAATTGACACAATGTTAGCTGGGCAGAATTCTTATGGGTCAGGAGGCACTTCTTTTGGCGTATTTGAAAACTCTGAGCAAATGTCACTTAACTTAGGATTTACAGGCTTCCGTAGAGGGTCTTATGATTTCTATAAAACTGACTGGAAATACCTAAATGACGCTTCTACAAGAGGTGGTCTTGCTAGTGTAGGAGGCAATATTGATGGAGTTTTAGTTCCTGCGGGCACATCTACTGTATACGACCAACAATTAGGAACTAACATCCGTCGCCCATTCTTGCACGTTCGTTATAGAGCTTCACAAGCTGATGACCGTAAAATGAAGACTTGGGTATTAGGTTCTGCTGGTGGGGCTTATACTTCAGATACAGACGCAATGGAAGTACACTTCTTGTCTGAAAGATGTTTATGCGTACAAGGAGCAAACAATTTTGTATTGTTTACCGCAGTATAGTAATAAATAAATGTAAATTTACCCTCACGGCAATAGTGAGGGTAATATTTACTAAATAAAAATAATAATAAAAATTATATTATATCATGTCAACAAAAGAAAAAGAACCGTTAAAAGTAAATTGGGAAATAAAAGATAGAACTTATATATTAAGTACAGGCTATAATCCATTAACCCACACAATTCAATCAAAGCACTCATCCAGATATCCGTTTTTATGGTTTGATCCAGAAACAAAAGAGCAAAGAGAGTTAAGGTATGCCACAAACCAGAATTCGCCATTTAAAGATGAGCAAAAAGGAGAATCTACAATGGGGCATATTGTATTTGAAGATGGCGCATTATTTGTTCCTAAAGAAAAACAAAATTTACAAAAACTATTATCAATATATCATCCAGCAAAAAGCAATTCATACTATGAATTAGATGCAGTAGCAGATGCAGCGGATGAACTAGAAGATCTAGAATTAGAAATCAATGCCCTCAATATGGCAATGAATATTGAAATTGACCAGGCGGAAGCAATATTAAGAGTAGAGCTAGGTTCTAGGGTTACATCGATGACTTCTAAGGAACTAAAAAGAGATTTACTATTATTTGCCCGTAACAATCCAGGTTTGTTCTTAGAACTAGCCAGTGACGATAATGTTCAACTGCGTAATGTAGCAATTAGAGCAGCTGAAGCGGGTATTATAAAACTTTCACAAGACCAGCGTACATTTACGTGGGGAACTAATGATAAAAAATTAATGACAGTGCCTTTTGATGAAAATCCATACTCAGCAATGGCAGCATTCTTTAAGACAGACGAAGGAGTAGAAATCTTTAAGTCTATAGAGAAAAAACTTAAATAATACGTAATACTAATATATAGGCGGATATTGTAAATAAAACTGCAGTATCCGCTTATTTATTATAAAAATATAGCAAATGGCAGTAAGTGTAGATACAGTTTATAGAACAGTTTTATTAATACTTAATAAAGAACAAAGAGGGTATATGACACCTGATGAGTTTAATAAAATTGGCACCCAAGTACAACTTGAAATATATTCAAAATATTTTGAGGACCTAAATCAATTACTTAGAGTTCCCCAAACTGATTTAGATTATGCTGATCGCGTAGATTTGCTTGATGAAAAAATGGCTATATTTAAAAGAAGCCAATCTTTATCATCACCAACTTCAGACGGATATACTTTACCTACCGATTTACAAGAGTTGGGCAGCGTTGTATACAATAGCACAGAAATGCAAAGAGTTCAGAGAAATGAGTTCTATAATCTTTACAGATCAAAACTTACAAAGCCTTCAAGTTCTTATCCAATATACTTATACGAGAATAGTCTTGTAAAAGTATATCCGGAAACTATAACTTCGGGAGTTAGCGTTAACTATTTAAAATTTCCAACCCCAATTGTTTGGGGATTTACTGTTAATAATAATTTGGGTAATTATGTATATAGCTCCTCGTTGTCTACAAACTTTGAATTACACCAATCCGAGCAAACAGAATTAGTAATAAGAATATTAGAGTATGCAGGTATTGTTATTAGAGATCCTCAAGTTATTCAAATAGCAGCACAAAAAGTACAACAGGATAATATGAATGAAAAACAATAATAAGATATGGCACTTCTAAATAATGGCATAATAACTGAAAGTAATAGACAATATTATGAAGGCGCACAAAGCATAACATTAACAGGCACGACTTATGGCCTTGTTTTTGAAGGCTTTGATACTCCATTCGTTTTATATACTATGGATGTTAATGATGATAATTATGCACTTAACAACTTTAAATTATATAAGAGTACTGACAACGGTCTAACTTTTAATGAGGATTTTACAGCACAACAAATATATAATGGTAATACCATATATATAAATTCAAGCGGATCTGCGGGTGATATATATACCGTACAATTAAAAAGATTAGAAGGAGGTAAATATGGCGACAATGACGCATTCGGTACTGTTGTTGAAGAAAACTATGGTAGCTACGCTTATATTACATTAGACGATATTATAAATAACTTTCTTATCGCCTACGTTGGAGCGGGGAAATTAATATCTGACGTTAAACGTACAGATGTAATATTCCATGCCAAACGTGGCATGCAGGAGTTTAGTTACGACACTTTAAGAAGTATAAAATCTCAAGAGTTAACTATACCTCCAAGTCTAAACGTAATAATACCACAAGACTACGTGAACTACGTTAAGATCTCCCGTATTGATGGAAATGGGGTTAAGCATATTATATATCCTGGTATGTTAAATGGTTCGCCATATACAATGCCAATCCAAGACACGGAAGGAATACCGGTACAAGATACTTTCGACACTAATATAACAGGCACTTCTATAATGGAGGAGCGCTGGAAAGCCGACAAGCCCACATCAAACCAAGTTAGAGATAGATTATCTAGTTTGAACTTTAATGATCAAGGAGCAAATACCTATAATTACCTAGGACAGCGATACGGTATGGATACTGCAAATGCTAATTTTAACGGAACTTTCATTATGAATGATAGAGAAGGTAAAATATCATTTAGTAGTGATCTAGTTGGATCATTAATACTATTAGAATATATTTCAGATGGGTTAGCTTATGATTTAGATACAAGAGTGCCTAAAATGGCAGAAGAAGCTTTATATGCTCATATTATACACGCTATATTATCCACAAGGTCTAATCAACCTGAATATGTGGTGCAAAGATTAAAACAAGAAAAATTTGCTAAACTAAGAAATGCTAAACTAAGATTATCTAATATTAAATTAGAAGAATTTACAAAAGCATTACGAGGTCAATATAAATGGATTAAACATTAAATAGATGGCAGAAATCAAGAATAGTTTTACATCGTCTAAAATGAATCAAGATTTAGATGATAGATTAGTGCCGTCTAATGAATATAGGGAAGGGCGTAATATATCTATAATAAGTTCAAATAATAGTAATACAGGTTCTATTGAAAATATATTAGGAAATGATTTAGTTGCAGATCTTATTATTAATTTTGATAATTTAAACTTTGAAATTATTGGGTATACATATAATCAAACTGCCGGTATATTATATGCGATGGCAACTAATTATACAGATACATCCCTTAATCAATTAGACAATCCACAATCGTATATGTGGGCCACTGATTATGCTAATTATGAAGATACATTATCTAGAATAATACAAATAAACTTAAATAATAAAGAAGTTAAAACATTAGTTAGTGGAAAGTTTCTTAACTTTTCAAAAACACATCCAATTACCGGTATTAATCTTATTGAAAATTTATTATTTTGGACTGATAATAGAAATCAACCTAGAAAAATAAACGTTAATACCGCCTATAATGACGGAAACTACTATATAAATGAAGATCAAATATCAGTTGCAAAATACGCTCCTATTTCGTCTATTGAATTTATAAATGGAGGGGTTTGCACAATGCGGGATGTTGTAAGTAAATTCCTCCCCGATGGAAGCGATAATCCTTATTGGGCCAACACAGGTGGATTGAATCCGGTTGGAAATTACGCCGGTGACCCCTCGTATTTACAAGACAAATTTGTTAGGTTTAGTTATAGGTTTAGATTTGATGATGGAGAGTATTCTATACTTGCTCCATTTTCACAAATAGCTTTTATACCCCAGCAAGATGGTTCATTTATAACTGACGGCGCATTATCTGATGAGAATGAAGCTTATAGAAGTTCTATTGTTAGTTTTATGAAAAATAAGGTTAGCGAAATAGGATTAATTATACCATTGCCAACAATTGGGTCCTCGTTAGAAGCCTTGTATAAGGCAACAGAAATTGACATAATATACAAGGAATCAGATAGTTTGGCAATACAAATATTGGATACAATATTAGCTAGCGAATTATCTAGTGTAAATGAAAATTATTATAACTACGATTACCAATCTCGTAAACCAAAAACAACCTTGTCAGGTGATCAATTACTTAGAGTGTATGATAAAGTGCCTGTTAGAGCGCTTGCCCAAGAGACATCGGGAGGAAGGGTTATTTATGGTAATTATATAGATAAGCATACGCCTCCTACAGCAATTGATTATAAAGTTGGAATAAACGCAAAACTAGTAGACGGTGATATATCAATTGAATATCCGTTACATACAGTAAAGCAAAATAGGAACTATCAAGTTGGCATTATATTGTCCGATAAATTTGGTAGACAATCGGATGTGATATTGTCTTCTATTGCTAACAGTCAAACGGTTGATGGAACATTTTTTGGAGGGTCAAGCTTTTATTCGCCGTACTTAAGCCCTAATCCTAATGTATTAACCTTCTTTGGTAATTCAATAAAAGTATTATTTGATAATTTTATAACTAGTAATAGAGAACCTCTCAACGACAGAGGCGTTCCTGCAACTGGAGAACCTGGTTTATATGCAAAAGGGAGTTTTCTTGAATCTTTTTCTGTAATAAATACAACGTATGCTCTTGTTCCTGGGACATACATTCACACGCTAGCTCTAGTATTAACGGGGCCTTTAAGCGGCGTAACGCCAGCTTATTTCGATGTTGTTGTTGGACTTGACGGTACCGTTTCAAGTATTATACTAAACGAATCTGTAAATGAGGTTACAATAGGAACGGAAGCTTTATTATACGATGTTCCACGTTCAACTCCTGTTGTTGATGGTAGGCCAATTATTAGAGTAAATAGTGTTACAAAAGAAAATCCTACAGGTTGGTATTCATATAAGATAGTTGTTAAACAAACGCAACAAGAGTACTATAATGTATACGTTCCTGGGGCGTTAAGTGGTTATCCAGCCACAGCTACTACAACTTTCCCAACAGGCGAAGATACAAAGACTAGTCATGTTGTATTATTTAGTGATAATATAAACAAAGTACCTAGAGATTTATCTGAAGTGGGCCCGGATCAAAAACAATATAGAAGTTCTATAAGATTATTTGGTAGAGTTAAAAATGATTCAGCAACAAGTAATACGCAATTTATACCTACAAAAGAGGGCTTCAGTGTACCCACATTGGCTAACGCTTCAGATTTAACAATGAGTGCCGGGGATATAACTTCTGATGGTAATTTTTATCAATTAAATACTAATCCTATAATAGGTAGAATATCTACAAACGGCGCGCAATTTGGGGTTACTAATACAACTATGGTTCCTTACCTTTCCGTGTTAGAAACAAACCCTGTAATATCTAATATAGATATTTATTGGGAAACATCTTCTACCGGCTTAATATCAGAATTAAACGATTTAATAGCGCAAAATTTTGAAGGTGCATATTCATTCATAGATGTTAATTATTCTCAATTTGAATGGCAAGATCCTGACCCGGCAATAGATTCTGGCAATACAGGAGAGGCAGACTGCAAATATGTTACTGATTGGTTTTACCCTGTAACTTATACAAATATTACATTAGCAAGTACAATCAACGGAACGATTGTTAGTGTAAAAAATGCTAATGGAAGCGATGTAACCGGCTTTGCTTTAGAGTCAAGTACTATTGGAGGCATTAATAAATATAGAATAAAAATAACTAATAATTTCTATTATAATATAGCTACAAACTTAAACCAATTTAAGTTTATATTAGCGGTAACAGACCCGCTTTCTTCTACAACAAATAATATTACTATAAAAGGAGACTTAGACAATATTGCTCCGACTATAAATGCTTTTACAATACCTCTACTATATACTGGTACAACTAGTATTTACACATTTACAGGGGTAAATGGTTCTTTTGGGAATGTTCCAGCCTCGCCTCCATATACGTCTACAACAACTAGCGATTTAAAATGGACGTTTGAAGACGGAGCCGAGACGTTTACCGGGGGAATTGGAGTTAGTGAATTTACCTTAACAATAAACGCAAATTCAATTCCTGGATACTTAGCAGTAACGGCGGGTAATCCAAGAACATTAGAAACACCAACAATAGTATTAATAGACTCTGGAAACGCAATAGACACAGCCACTTTATCATTAGATTTTAGACCTGGCGAGTTTAATCCAATACAATTTAACTTAGATTTTAACTTATAATAATAGCAATATGGCAATACCGGTAAATAAACAAACATTAGACACAAAAATAAATACTGATTTAGCAAATAATTCAACTCAAGCAATCACAGCAGCGGTATTACGTGATACATTAACGCCAATAGTAAATAGCACATTTGGCTTAAAAACTATATGGGCAGGATATATAGCCAGTCAACGTAGATGGGTTAATAGCTCTGGACAAGATTATGTTGCAATATTTGTATGTGAAAGATATTATGACCCTAATTATTTCCCCGCTTTAGATCCCAATAGTCTAGATACTACAATATATAATCAAGCGGCCTACTCAGCACCGGGTTGTAGATATAAGATAACTAATTCTGGTGTTAATTTAGTTAATGGTGAATTTTCTAATGTTGAGACTGTTATAAAAAATTCCACTGAAAACACCGGAAATATTGGGAATGGATTAACTTTTGATGTAAAGGTAGAAGGCGGAGTACTTAGAGCTATTAAGGTTAAGAATACTGGCTCTGGTTATTGTTGGGGGCGATATGGTTCTCAAGTGTCCGGCCTGTACCAACCATCATATAAGTCAACTATTGTGGAACTAGTATTAAACTATACTGGAATTGGGAATAGGCCAGAAATTACAATAGATTTATCAAGTGTAATCGATTCTGATAGGCGTGTTGCAACATCAGGATCAAATTTTGGCGGTCAGGCTTTAAATTTATTTATTCCGCAAGCCGGACCAAGTATTGGACTTGGATCATCAATATGGCTAGGCTCAGATGGAGCAAATGGCAGAACAGGAAATATATGTACCCCGGATAGTTCATATAATACATATTATCCAAATGTAAATAATAATCCGCTTGTGCCGGGTTATTATAAATCTGGATTTTTTACAGTTGGAACAGACTGGGCTCTCCAAGGTAATAACTTAGAAATTAAAGTTCCTATAATTAATACAACTATATAAAAATAATATATGCCAGCAATTATAGAAGTAAAATATTTTAATTCGTTTATATTAGCTAAAACAGTTAATGGAAGTGGTGATCCGGTCTGGAGAGGTACTTCACCATTAACAGATGTTCCAGCTAAAAACTGGTTTATTGAAGAATCTAGAATCACGGGTGGTTATAATAATACATCCGTAGATTTTGGAGCAAAAGCATATTTAGTTAGTAAGCGAAATAATGCTTCTATTAGAAGTAACTCTATGATATATTCTGGTGTATATAACTCTAGAACTGGTGTTAATAATACAAATCAATTTTCTGTTGCTTTAGACATATCAAGAAGCGCTGATCCAAATTATGGTTCAATACAAAAGTTATACTCGGAAGATACAAACTTAACTATATTCCAAGAAAATAAAGTAAGTAGAGCATTAATTGATAAAGATGCAATATATTCTGCTGAAGGTTCTGCTATTACTACTTCTGGAGTCCAAGTAATAGGTCAGATTCAAGCTTACACCGGGGAATGGGGCATAAGTAAGGATCCTAGAAGTTTTGCGGTTTATGGCTATCAGAAATACTTCACAGACAGGAACAATAACGCTGTTTTGCGTTTATCTAGTGACGGTATAACGGAGATATCCAATTACGGTATGAAATACTTCTTTACAAAAGCGTTGTCAACATTAGGTGAAGGAAAAATAATAGCTGGGTATGATGTTGTAAATAAAAGTTATATATTATCTTTGCAATCTACTGTTGGTACATACAATACTTTAGCTTTTGATGAAACGATTAATGGGTGGACTAGTTTCTATGATTATAAACCATCTAATATATTTAGCGTTAATTCTAACTACTATACTACAAAGAATAGTAGTTTATACAAACATAATCAGGAGGGATTAACGTCTGATAATAGAGGAGTATTCTACGGCGTCCGTTACCCAGCAAAAGTAACTTTGATACTAAACTCAGATCCGTCTGTGTCTAAGGTGTTCAAGACTATAAACTATGAAGGTAGTAATGGGTGGGAAGTTACTTCAGTATATTCACAATCTAATGTTGGTAATGGATCACCTGACTATGGTAAAAATATATTAAGTTACAACGAAGGTGCTTACGATTCTGCTGATCCACAGAATGAGGGTATTAATGCCGTAGTACATCCTATCTATCATGCTGGCTTTAATCGTAAAGAAGGCAAATTTTTCGCGAATATTATTAATAACAGCTTTGCTACAGATGGAGAAGTGGTTTTTGGTAATTCAATGTCTGGTATTAAAGGATTCTTTAGCACTGTGGCCATGCAAACAGACAACTCAACTGGTCTTGGCAGATTCAAAGAACTATACGCAGTATCCTCAGAATATATAGAATCATCATACTAAATCAAATTAAATGACCGACGCTTTAATCACGAAAGAATTCATAGACAAAGTAGAAAATCTACAAGAAGCAATGTTAAATTTTGACTCTGATCTAATAGCAAAAGGTAATTCAGATATGTTTCCATTAAAGCATACTTTTGCAGAAGGAATTTATGTAAGAGAGATGTTTATACAAGAAGGCGGGTTGATAATAGGTAGAGTGCATAAGAATGATCACATTTGGTTTTTGTTAACAGGAGAACTAGAAATTGCCACTGATAATGGCCCTGAATTATATATTGGACCTTGTTACATAAAAGCACCGGCTGGAACTAAAAGGGTACTTCACGCAATTACAGATTCAATCTTTGTTAATGTATATCCTAATCCAACCAACAATACAAATATAGAAGAACTTGAAGGTAACCTAACGTGTATCTACTATAGTACTTATGAAAAATATAAACTTTTAAATAAATAATGATGGTGTTTTTAATACAAAATTTAATTTATAATTCTATTGCTGAACCCGTAATGCAACATGCTACTATGGTTGTTGCCGGGATTGTTGGTGGTGCTGCGTCTGTTGTTACTGGCCTTATAGGAATGGGTTCTGCTAAAAAAGCAAGACGATCAGCTGAAAGAGACGCTAGGGCAAGACAAGCAGAGTTAACCGCATTAGAGAATAATAGGCAAGCAATTATCAATCCTTACGCCGGGGTTAAAGACTTAAGCGGTTTAGCTAAAGATTTGTCTGGTATGATAAGTAATCCTTATGCTAATTTAGGTGTTGCAACACAGGCATCTAAATTCCAGGCAGAGCAAACTGACATGGCTTTAGCATCGTCATTAGATACATTAAGAGAAACCGGAGCAAGTGCTGGAGGAGCAACTGCATTAGCACAGGCGGCTTTGCAATCTAAACAAGGTATATCCGCTAGTCTTGAACAACAAGAAGCAGCAAATGAAAAACTAAGAGCGCAAGGTCAACAGCAACTTGAACAGATACAAATGTCTGAAGCAGGTAGAATTCAAGGTGTTCAAATGTCAGAAGCAGGTAGAATGCAAGAAGCAGAAGTTGCTGGTAAACAATTTGTATTTGGACAACAAGAAGCAAGAGAAATGCAGAAAATGGATAGAGTTGCTGGGCAATTAAGTGGAGCACAGGGAAGAGCAGCTCAAGCAAGAGCGGATCAAACAGGTGCATTAACTGGAATGATTGGAGGTATAACATCTACGATAGGATCAATGGCTAGTTCTGGAGCGTTTAAAGGCGGCGGCGGTGGTACAAACACCGGTCAATTTAAAGCCTCAAACTATGATGTGCCTATGACAAGACCTGGTTCGGATAGAAGGTTAAAAAATAACATTAGTAAAATAGGAAAATCACCGAGTGGATTGAGTATTTATTCTTTTGAATATAATGACAAAAAATTTGGAGAAGGAATTTGGCAAGGAGTAATGTCAGATGAAATACCGGCGATAGCGGTAATAAATCATGAGGATGGTTTTGATAGAGTTGATTACTCTCTATTGGATGTAGAATTTAAACAAATATAATAAATGGGAGCATATTCAAATCCACAAGAAGTATTAGATACTCAAACAGGGCAATATTTTCAAAATCTTCAAAGTACAATAACACAAACTGTTGCCGGTATTGCACAATCTTATTCTGCTAGACAAGCACAATTAAAGAAAGAACTAGAAGCAAATAAAAAAGAATTACTAGCAAATCAATTAAGCGTTGACGAGGGTAATCTAAAACTATATTCTGAAATAGATAAAGCATCAGCTGGTAAGCAAGGTGTAGATTTCCATGTTCCATTGGATCCGCTTGTTAAAGAGTACGGAGAATTAAATATGTCTTTACAAACTGGAGCAGCGCCTAACAGGAGCCAAACTTTACAAAGAATGGCAAAAATAAGGTCTTCTATTTCTTCAGCACAAAATGATATTGCAACCATAGGTTCTTTTGGAGAGTCGTTTGATAAAAATAGTGCTAATATTGGGAATATGGGAGGCTTATCAGCTAGCAATGACCCAACTATGGTTATGGCTATGAAAGTGTTAACCGGCAAAGCAAAAGGTACAACTTCATTTGAGGTTAATAAGGAAGATCCAAATATACGTACTTGGGTAATAAAAGGAGAAGTTGGGGGTAAACCGTTTACACAAAAAATTGATGGAAATCAATTAAACAGTATGAACGAACAAGGTGGCGGTCCATTCGTTTACATACCAAACAAGATGGACGATATTGATCAAAGCAAGCTTAATAGTGGAGCTTATGTTGTAGATACGAAGCAAGATGCCAAAGGGAATGCAATTAGATCATTAGGTTTAATTGATGAAAAATTTTTAGGTAAAGAAATATTAATTGATAGCCCAGATAGAATAACAGGTAAAACTGTTAAGCAAGTTTATAGAGAAGTGGATAAAGTAAATATAAAACCTTTGCTGGCAATAGAAGCAAATAAACAATCAGCCGGTATGTTAGCAGATACTAGATCAGCTTCTGCTTGGTATAATGAAGTATATGCAAAAGGTAAAAATGATTTTTGCACACCGTTAGACTTAGCCGCTCCTGATGGCAAGCAAAGGTTTCAAGATGCTTATTTGCAGTACATCGTTGATACAATACCAGATAAGCAAGCAGTAATGACGCCTGATAATAATATTGCTACAGTTACAGATGTGGAAGCAAAGCCAACTAAGACAAGAAGTGCAGGCGGCGCTGCAAAAACAGGTAGACCTACAAAAGCATTATTTACGGAACAAGAAATAAGTGATTATAAAAATGATTATAGCGATTTAGTATCCGGCAAAATAGAAGCAATTGATTTACCAGTTAGAGGTAAAGGCACAATGCGTTTTGAATTTAATGATGGTAAAGTGCAAATGGTTAGAGCAGACGGTACTGTATTGAAAGATCGTGTAACAGGAGCTCAGTTCAGATCATACTTAGGTAAATAAAACAATAAATAACTAGTTTAAACAAAACAATATGTTTGAATATCTACTCCCTGATGGGACCGCGTTGCCAGAGAACGAAGTAATAAAACTGGCTAAAGATTCTTTTACTGATATTAATACTTATATTAAGAAAAATAAACTTACTTTAAGACCTAAGCAAAAGAAAGTCGAGGCTAAAAAAGAAGTTGTAAAACCAGTAGTTGTTGAAAAGCCAGTTGCCGCTGAAAAGCCAATAGTTGAAAAAGTTAAACCTGCTCCTATTGAAAAATTTAATGCAAAGCAATTTGCAAAAGATTTAGGGGCTTCTAAAGGTGAAGGATTTTATACTAAAGGAGAAAGGAATATTGAAAAAAGCGGTATAAAAATAAAACAATTAGAAGATAAAACAGTACAAGATGTATTTGATAATTTTAGCGATTTATCATATACTAATTTATCTCCAGAAGAAAAAAATACTATAGACGACAGGTCTGTTGAATTATTATCTAAAAAATATAAAGTAGGCGAAGATTATAGTTTATCTAGTAATGACATAGAATTAAAATCAAAGGAATTATTAGCTTTAGCATCGAAAAAAAAGAAAGCAATTGAAGGGGAAACTTATGGCGAAAGGATATTAGATGCTACGGCGGCTGGGCTTAATTATGCCGGCGAAATGTTTGCTTCAATGCCTGAAACTATATATCGCGTTTTTGCATTGCCCCAAAATGCTATAAGCATGATGACCGGAAATAAAGAGCTAGAAGCAAGTCCTGAAAAACTAAAAGCCGATACAGGTATTACTAATCCAATAATGGATTATTTTATTGATGAAAGAAATAGACTCGGTAAAAAGAATGAAATATATGACAATGCCAATTACGATTCTACTAGCATTGCCACAAATCTACAAGATGGAAATTATACTGACGCTTTTAAGTTACTAGGCTCAGGCTTAGCTGAGAGCGCTCCTATTAGCGTTGGGCTTATGATGGGTGGGGCGGAAATGGGTATTGCCAAAGCAGCAGCATCTAGCACAGCGTTATTCGCAGGTCCTAATGTAAGAGAACAAAAAGAAAAAAAATTAGACGACTCCGAATTAAGTACAGTATTAAAAGGATTTGGTATTGCTGGAGCAGAAGGCGTTTTTAGTGCCATAGGCGAAGGAAGTCTTGGTAAAGTATATAAAGATATAATTAAAAGAGAAGGAGCCGACGTAGGATCAAAAATATTCAAGGACGGTCTTGTTGTTGCTTATCAAACAGCTTTAAAAAAATACGGCGCTCCTGCCGCAATGCTTGGAGAAGGATTAGAGGAAGTGGCTACTACTGTAACCCAAAACTTAATTAATGAAAAGCCAGCTTTTGAAGGGGCAATGGATTCCTTTATTGCAGGCGTTGGAGGCGGCGCTGTTTGGGGTGCTCCTGTTAATATAGCCAAAGCTACACAAGGTTTTAAAGACGGTGTTACTGTTCATCAAATAAATAAAACTTTAAAAGATCAACCAGTTAAAACAATAAAAGATGTATTTAATCCGAATACGCCTATTACAAATGCTCAAGTAAATATATCATTAATACCTAATTCATATAAAATACTAAATAGTCAATTAGATATTGCCCAAAATACTGATGAGATTACCGGAGAAGAAGCCGATGCCATAAGAAAAGAGTTTGCCGGAACGTATTACGCTGCAAATAAATTAAAAGAATTAAAACTAAACGAAGATAATAATACTAAAATTGCTAATTTATTAAAAGAAAGAGGAGCACTTAAAGCAAAAGTAGACGCTGTTAATGATCCAACCCTAACTACAATACAATCTAATAGAATAAAAGAACTAAACGTAGAAATAGAAGGTGTTATTAAGGATAATGCAAAGACTGAAATTGAGAAAGGTATTGCTCTATCTGAAAAAAGTATATTAGAAACTGGTGAAAAAGTTTATGAAAAACCATTAGGAACAGGTAAAAGTTTTGAAGTATTTGACACGGCAGAAGAAGCTCAAGGCGCTTATGATAAATGGGCAGAAGAAAACGGTAAAAAATCTGAAGATATAAGAGAATCTGATGGATTCAAATTGCCAAATGGGCAAATGTTAATAAATAAAGAAAGAGCTATTGAAGTAACTGCTTTAAATGTTGCCCCTCACGAATTGCTGCATAATATCATTGATAACGAATTTACTGAACCGTCTAAAGCTGAGGAGTTAAAAAACAAATTCTTAGGCACATTAAGTAAAGCGGAAAGAGAAAAATTAGATATAAGGATATTAGCAGAAGACAGCAAAGGAAATAGACTTTATGATGATGAGTATTTAAAAAATTCACCAGGTGAATATGCCACTCAATTTTTTGAGTTAGTAAGAAATGGCGATATTAAATGGAGTGATAATGTAAAAGAATCTTTAATAAGAATGTGGAAAGGCATATTTAAACCTATATTTGAAAAGTACGGTTATAAAAATATTGAATTTACAGATGGTAGAGATATTTATAATTTTATTAAAGATTATTCAAAATCAATAGAAAAAGGAACTTTATCCACAAGAGCAAAGAAACTTTTAAAACAAGGAGAAGGAGTTTCTGGTGTAACATCTTTTTCAAAATCAGCAGATTTAAAAGTTGAATTAGAAAAGTTATTAGGAAAAGAAGATGACTTTGATGATCCGCAAGAATTCGATGATTTAGTTGCCAACTTAGAATTTAAAATAAAGTCAGCAATTAGAGCGGAAGAAAAAGCTCCCGTTACAGAAGCAAAAACTGAAAAACCTAAAACAATAGTCACTGAAGAAGAGATTGTTAAAGAAATTATTAAAAACGAAAAGGGAACTATATCTTCTGACAAAGTTCAACAAATATACAGCGCTAAAGGAAAAGAAGGAGCAGATGAAATAATAAAATTGTTTAAGCCTATAACCGCAAAAATAGTAGATAAACGTAGAGATGCGCCTGGATTTGACAAAGAATTACTCACCGATGAAATAGAAAGCGGGAAAGGTGGCATATTAGATTTAATAATGAAATATGATCCTAATAGTGGAGTTCCATTAGCGGCTTATATTAATAAATATTTGCCAGTTAGAGCAATTACATCGTCTAGAAGGGTATTAGAATCCAATTTTACTAGTGATGTTGAAGCAGAAGTTAATGTAAGAGCTACAGAAACTGCTGATCAAGGAATGACAGTTAATGCTCCTGAAAAACCTAAATATAAAAATGCTTTAGAGTCAAATATTCTTGAACCTAAAGTTTTAGAAAATGTTACTAATAAAATTATAAGCACTGTTCGATTATTAAAAAGCCGCATAGATGCTCCTGTTACATTAAATAGAACTGTAACTCCGCTTATTGCAGAGATACGTGACGAAATTGGAAAACAGTTGGACATTGATATAAAAACAATGTTAGGTGGCAAGAAAGACGGTGCGCTTAGAAAAGAACTTTTAAAAGCTAAGCGTTATATTCTAGAGAATATGACTACTACTTGGTTAATGGGTAAAGATGGACAAGGTGGTATACCGCAAGCAATACAAAAACGTATTGACGGACAGTGGGTTAGTTTTCCTAATTGGGCAGGACAAAAAATAGATCGTGAAGCAATGTCTACTGATTTAGCAGGAAGAACTTCTGGTGCCGAATTAGTTAGAAGATTGCCTAATGTATTCAATAACGTTTCTAATGAAGAATTTTTAGCGCAAATAATTGGACCAGATGGTAATCCTATTAGGGGTAGAAAAGAATCTATTTCTAAGGCTATGGCTGAAGAAGTAGCCTTTGACATTACGAAACGTGACTTGGAAGAAGAAGGTCCAATATATGACGCTTTAAAAGCTAATCAAGAGCGTTTAGGTGTTGAGATTCTAGAAAATTTACCAGTTGTATTTGCTAAACAAGCGGATAGAGGTAATATAAAGCTCTCTAAAAGCGTAGTAAAAGGTATTAATATTTCAACAACTAAACTAGCTGAAGATATATTTAATGCTCCAGATTTGCAGTCAGAAATAAAAGTTATTAATAATTGGATAGCTAGCGACGGAAGGTCAATAAGAACATTGGCTTATACTTTATTTGGAAAAGACGATGGGCGAGCTACTAATTTAGGGTTATTTAAACAAATCATTGCTCCAATAATAAAAGTTAATTCTAAATTTGAAGGTCTATTAACAAAAGATGCTTACAATATTAAACAAGGAGCAAGAGGTTATTCGATATATTTAGGGGAAGATAAAATACCATTATGGAAAGATACTGAATCTATAAAAAAGGATTGGAAAAATAATATTGGTGTAATAAATTCAGAAGCGATAGAGGCTACAAATAGATTAGTTGATATAGTAGACTCTTTTAAAAAGGGTAAAAAGACAGAGGACGATTTAAGGTCTTATTTTGCTGTATTGAAATTTGATCAAAGAGGATTGGCTCGTAAAGTATCAAAAGCCGGATTAGGTGTATTAGGGCTAAAAGCAAACCAAAAACCATATTTGGAACATAATGCTCCAAACTATGATATTATGGAGAAATTTGTTGATTACTTTAATAAAAAAATTACTGAAAAACAATTAAGAAAATTTGTTGAAAATTCAAAAGTAAATTTAGTACCTGTTGAACTAAATAATTTTTTACCTGCGTATAAAGAAGGCATGAATAGAATGCATGCTCCAAAGGTTGTTTTATATCTTCAGGGATTAATAGATAAAGGCCATACTATATTAAACTTAGAAAACGAGTATGGATCAAAAAGAAAATTTAATGCTTTAGTAAATTTAGCAAAATCAAATGTAAACTCAGACGCTAATATAAATAATGCTAATAATATAAATGCAGTTGCTAATTCTCCAACTTTTTCAAAAACACCTAAAGGAATATCTGTTTTTGATTTTGATGATACTGTAGGATTAACAAAGGGTAGTGTGCTATACACAATGCCTGGTGATCTAATGGTTTACCATGGTGCACCAAAAGGTAAAGACGTAACTAAGATTAGCGATAAAGGGGTTAAGTTCTTTGCTACTGATAAGCGTGAAGCTGATGAGTATGCTCGTATGAACTCAGGTGTTACTCAAGAGTTTTTAATAAATGAGTCTGACTTAGTAAATGAAGATGCTATTATTGAAAAAATTAATGAACTAGGATTAAAGCCAAAGAATAAAGAATTTGAGGCAGAAGATGCTTCTTTCTATGAATTAATAGATACTAGATTTGAAGAGTCGCTAAGTAAAGCGGATATAACAAAACTATTTAACGCTCTCAAGAAAGACGGAATAAAAGCAATAAGTTATAGTGATGGAGCACAGGTAAGTGGCAGATCTACAACCAGTATTGCTGTAATTGATCCGTCTATAATAGCTACTCCTAAAAAACTTAATGCAGAAGAGTTTGCTAAAAATGGATCAAAATTATTAGAGGATGGAGCTGTCTTTGATTTCTCTGAATTTAGTAAAGTTGTTGATGGCAAGCCAGGACCAATGGTTCAGAAAATGAAAAAGATGATTGACAAGTTTGGACCTAAAAACTTCTTTATTCTTACGGCTAGACCGGCAGATGCAGCGGGACCAATACATGAGTTCTTGAAGTCAATAGATATCAATATACCATTAGAAAATATAACAGGATTAGGCAACAGTACAGCTCAAGCAAAGGCTGATTGGATGGTGGGTAAAGCTGCAGAAGGATATAATGATTTTTATTTTGCAGATGATGCGCCGCAAAATGTTGAAGCTGTTAAGAAAGCATTAGAAGTTCCCGGTATAACTTCAAAAGTACAACAAGCTAAACTTAAATTTTCATTAACAACTAAACAAGTTCTTAAATGGGAACTTGATGAAGACGGCCACAATGCTTTATTTACTGTTGGAGGAAGAAGATATTATATATCGCTTATAGACACAGGGGCGGTGTCTTACGACGATAAAACCTTAAGTACTCTATATGAAATAGCAGAAAAAAACGATTTAGATACAGACGAAATATTGGTCGCTAAAGACGGATCAAGCTTAAATTTAGAATTCTTAGATAGGAATAAAGGCCAAGGCATAACCGATAAAGGTAACGCGTTCAAAGTAATTAGTATAGTCGCGAACGGCATGATGGATCGTATTAAAGACAAAGGCATAGAAACCTTAGTTTTTACAGCAAAAGAGCCAAGCCGCATAAAACTTTACAACGCTTTGTCTACCTCGTTTTCTGCTAAATTAGGATGGGACGCTTACTTTAAAGACGGGGTTTATGTAATTACAAAAAATAAAGATGGCATAGGCGCCGATACCGGTATTGGTAGTTTGAAAGAAGTAAGAGGTGTTTTGAATGTTGTAGATATTAAATCACCAATAAACCAAGCAAAAATTAAATTTAGTAAAACTTTAAATTCTAGATTTAATGATATACTACAAGAGAATGTAGGATTAGATCCTAATGAAAATTTCTCTGATATATTAGCTAAAAGAAAAGGTACTGCTATTGGTAAATATAGATTTTTTGTTCCTCCATCCGCAGCCGACTTTGAATTACTTTTGTATGACTTCTTAGGAAGAGGAAAGGTTGGCGAAAGACAGTACAAGTTTTTTACTAAAGCATTATTAGAACCGTACTCAAATGGTATTGCGCTAATAGATGCAGCTAAGCAGTCAATTAAGAATGATTATACGGCTTTAAAAAAAGCTTTTCCAGATGTAAATAAAAATTTAGGCAAACTAACGCCTGATGGTAACTTTACTTATGACCAAGCTATAAGGGTTTCTATGTGGAACTCTATGGGAGCCGAAATACCTGGACTAGATCAAACTGACATTACCGCAATGGTTAATTTTGTAAATAACGATGCATCCTTATCCGCTTACAAAGCCGGGTTAATAGCTACCGGCCGTCAAGGCACTGGATGGATAGAACCTACAGAATACTGGGATGCTGAAACTATAATTTCTGATTTACATAACATAACAGAAAAATTAGGTAGAAAAAAATACTTAGCTGAATTTATAGATAATTCAAAAGAAATATTTACGCCTGAGAATCTAAATAGAATTGAAGTAGTATATGGATCTAACTTTAGAGAAGCTTTGGAAGATTCTATTTATAGCATGTCTAATGGAACAAATAGGGAAGGTGGTCCCGGTAGAATAAACGCCGCATGGTTAAATTGGATTAATAATTCTACAGGAGCTATAATGTTTTGGAATACTAGATCAGCTGTACTGCAAACCGTTGGGGCTATTAACTATTTAAACTGGAGGGATAATAATCCTTTAAATGCAGCTAAAGCATTTGCAAACCAACCACAATACTGGAAAGACTTTTCTTATATCTGGAATTCAGATAAAATGAAGGAAAGAAGATCTGGCTTGAAAGAAGACGTTAGTTCCGCCGAAATAGCTAACGCCGCCGCAGGTAGTAAAAATAAAGCTAATGCTGTAATATCTTATTTATTGAAAAAAGGATTTTTACCAACACAAATTGGTGACAGTTTTGCTATTGCCTCAGGCGGAGCTGCATTTTATAGAAACCGTATTGATTATAATTTAAAGCAAGGAATGTCTGAAGCAGAAGCTGAGTCTAATGCTTGGAAAGAATTTTTAAAAGTAACAGATCAAACGCAACAATCTGGAGACCCAAGAGACGTGTCGCAACAACAAAGAAGCGCAGCAGGTAGATTAGTATTAGCATTTCAGAATACATCAATGCAGCAAGCTAGACTTGTTAAGAAAGCAGGGTTAGATCTTATAAATAATAGAGGCGATGCAAAAACGAATATATCTAAGATCGTATATTATACAGCGGTTCAAAACATTATTTTTGGAAGTTTGCAAAGTGCTTTATTTGCTACAATTTTTAGCAGTGACAGTGACGAAGAGAAAGAAAAAAAGAAACAAACCGTCGAAGATAAATGGCTTGACATTGGTAATAACATTGTTGATACTATACTGCGTGGTTCTGGCATGGCTGGTGCTATTGTAGCGACTCTTAAGAATACTTATTTAAAATATAATGAGGAACATGAAAAAGGTTTTAAAGGCGACTATGCTAAAGTAATAACTGAAGCCGCTAATATTGCGCCGCCATTAGGATCTAAGTTTACTAAAATGATGGGAGCAATGAAAACTGGAGATATTGAAAAAGATGTTATTGCTAAAAGGGGTTGGGGCATTACACAAGGAGGTAGGTTGGATTTAAGTCCGTCTTATTCTGTATTAGGACAGGGGGTTGAGGCCGTTACTAACTTGCCTATGAACAGGTTTGTTACAAAGGTTGGCAACCTGAGTGAAGCAATGGATAGTAGAAACAAATCCTGGCAACGTATTGCATTAGCAATCGGATACAGCCCCTATATTGTTGGAGCAAAGAATGAAGAAAGCGATATTATAAAAGCAGAGGCAAAAATTCAAAGGAAGATTGAAGGTAAAGAAAAAGCAATAGAAACTAGAAGGAAAAACAAAGAAGAGCTAAGGAATATGCCTGCTAGCGAAAGACGCGCTTTAAGAGAAAAGAAACGTGAAGAAAAAAGAAAACTTAGAGAAAGAAAAAGGAACATGTATAAATAGGCACCATACCTAACGTTCCAAAATAAGAAAGGGGACCTCGTAATGAGAATCCCCTTTTTTTATTTATGTTCATTATTTATAAGTGTTCATTGTCAATGAACGTTAACCATCACAAGATAAACAACCCTCATCCATAGCTTTAGCCGCTATATCTCCACGTAGGACAGATTCAGTCCTCATATAATATAAAGTCTTAACTCCTTTTTTCCACGCATCCATGTGCACTTTATTGAGCCACTTAGGGGTTGCTTCACTTGGAAAAGCTAAATTCAAACTAACTGCTTGGTCAATATACTGCTGTCTCAAGCCTGCCTGATTAACTAATTCTAATTGATTGATTTCTTTAAACGTTCTAAAAACATCTTTAGCCGGAACTTCGTGAGCACAGAATATATTCTCAAGTTCATCAATACCCTGTACCGATCCTCCGTCTGCCAAAATCTTATTCCAAATTTCATCTGTATTTAATTTATGTTTCTTTAATAACTTAACTAACGTAGGGTTTTTTCTAATGAATGTTCCTTTTGCGCTTTGTTCAGTGAAAACGTTTGCAGCCCACGGTTCAATCCCCGCTGACACGTTTCCAGAAAGCTTGCTATTACTAACAGTAGGAGCAAGGGCACGCAAGTGAGTGTTGCGCATACCAGTACCAACACACCATAAAGGCTCACCATAAACCTCAGCAAGAACACGACTGGCACGTTCGCTTTCAATTTTGATTTGACTAAATATTTTTCTAGTTTCGTATTGCGCGAGCAAGCCTTCGAACGGCAGTCCTTTTTCTTGCAGGTATGTATGCCAGCCAAGCACTCCGAGGCCAAGTGCTCTTCCCTTAGTTGCTGACCTAATTGAATTTTCAAATCCACGTAATCCTTTTGCTCTTTGTATAAACTCCTCCATGACTCCATCAAGAAACCATACTGAGTCATAAATGAGGTTAGTGTCTTTCCACTCTTCATATTTTGCTAAATTTAATGACGATAGACAACACACAAAACTGTGCGTCTCGTCTGTATGTAATGTTATTTCACTACATATATTAGTCATGTGAACTTTTAAACCGTTGGTTTTATATGCTTGCGGATTTGCCTTATTAACATTCCCTTTAAACATGATGTACGGCTCTCCAGTCGCTTTTCGCTTTCTAAGAAGTTTACTCCATCTATCTCTAGCTTTAGCATCTCCTTGTTCAAGCTTTCGCATAAATTTGTCACCAACAACTGCACATTGATGTAGATTAAGTGATTGTCTATTGACATCTCCTTTGGGTTCGCGGATTTCAAGCCATTCCTCAAAATCAGGGTGTTCAATGTTGATGTTAACTGATGCTGCTCCTCTTCTAACAGAACCTTGATTTGTCGCAAGGATTGTTGAATCATAGATTTTACAAAATGGCACGACTCCGTCTGATGTTCCATTACCTGTTATTTTAGCGCCAGCGGGTCTAATTTGATTAATACCGACACCAACTCCACCGCCGTGCTTAGCGAGTAGCATCATCTCTAAATTTTTAGTACCAATATCTTGAATACTATCTGCAACATCAATTCCAAAACAACTAATAGGCAATCCTCGATCTGTGCCTGTATTAGACAACACTGGAGAGGCTAAACATAGCCAACCATTCCAAATGTATTCAAAAAACTTTTCAGCTAGTTCTGGTTTGTATAAACGCCTCGCTACTGTTTTAGCAACCCGCAAATAAGCATCTGCGGGCGATTCATCAAATATTAAGTAACCTCCTGTTATTGTTTTCTTGTATACATCTGTATCACCCCATGCGGGATAATCTATACCTTTAACCCACTCATTATTCCACATCAAGTTCTAGTTTTTTTTCGTCTGATTTAGCAATCACATCTGCTTTTAGTTTTTCTATTGCTTCGTTATATCCAGGCATGGTTTTTAAAGCTTCTAACGTGCCAATTGATAAGTCTCTTAAGTTTGTTAATTCATTTATAACTTGCCGCATTACTCTTGACAAAGCTTCAACTTTGTTTTTCATTTCTACTAATGACTGTTCTTTCATTTTATTATTTTTTAATTACCAAATATTTTCATAATCTTCTCCTTCGCCAGCTTTACTGTAATCTGTAGATCTTATTGCAAAGAAATCCGTATGCGTATGTCCGCCAGTTAAATGGTAAAACCAATCTAAATTTGCTGCAGCATCTTTGTCATAAGCAAAATGATCTTTTAATTCAACGTAACCAAGCTCCATCAACTTCTCATTTGTACGTTTCTTAATGAAATGTTTTAAGTCTATTGCTTTAATACCCTCAATATCACCCATCTCAAACATCTTGTCGATATAAGCAACTTCTAGTTCTATCATCGTATTAGCGGCTACTATTATATCTTTTTTGCATAAGTGTAATAATTGTGTGTTTTCTCTGCACATATCGCGAAATAACTTACAACCCATTTTACTGTGTAATGATTCGTCACGCACGCTCCACTTCATTTGTTGTCCGATGCCTTTTAATAAATTCCGCATTTGAAAAGAATATAATACAGCAAAAGCAGAATAAAGACTAACCCCTTCAGCAAAGGCACTAAACACAGCAAGAGACTTAGCAATCCCAGCGTGAGAGTTACCTTCATATCCAACCAAGTTGTTAAACCTTTCAGCCGTAGCAGGTTCATGTAAAAAAGCTTTGTAATCTTCAAGTCCAAGTGTTTCATTTAAGTAGCTATAAGCAACAGCGTGAATAGTTTCTTGTGATCCAAACATCATAGCCATTTGTTGTATTTCGTGTTTAGGAAACCAACTAACAACTTTTTGTGTCCAATAATCTGAAACTGCGCATTCTGTTTGAGCAAAACCTAGTAGAATATTGCCTACCAGGTTCTTTTCTTTTTCATTTAATTTTTCATTCCAATCTTTTAAATCTCCTGACATACTTATTTCAGTATGCAACCAAAAAGCCTGCGCTTGTTTGAGCCACCCTTCCGTGTAATAGTCGGGATATTCAAATGGTTTGTATTCTAATCTCTTATCAAATAATCCCATATATTTTTATTTTTCTATTTCAAAAGCAATATCTATGAATGGTAAGTATAAAACATGCGTTGAATACGTCTCTTCTTCATAAGTTCTTATTCCAAATAGGACTCCCGGATAAAATCCAATTGTTAAACTCCAATATTTATCTTTTTTTTCCATAATATTTTATTTAATTATCTATTTTATATTTTTCTCGCATTTTTAATATATCCTTATACTTAACTTTACCATTAACATTGAAAGACCACTTAACCCATTTATCAAATTGCCTTTCAGCGTAATTTTTCCCTGCTAACCTTCTCGATTCTGCAGGATTAACTGAACTGTCTTGTCGCATTCTGGTTGATTTTGTGGTTTATATAATGTTCTTGTGTCATCGTTATCGTGCATCCATTTCTTGAATAACTTCCATCGTAATGGGAAAGATTCGTTGGCCCTGCCTTTTGTTTCAATTATAAAGTCTCTGCCAATGAAGTCTGGTGTATATTTTAAGTTAAGTATTTTTTTGTCGCCACGGTCCTCAAAGCCTCCTTTACCATTGGATTGTCTCTCAAAGCTTTTGTTCGGAAATTGAAAACTAGGGACAAGTTCAAAAGTGTGTGATTCATATTGTGCTTTTATATCGTGTTCTTTTAATACTTTGTACATATACTTTTCAAGACCTGAAGCAAAGGTAATGCCGTCGTACATTACCTTTTTTGCTACTACAGGGCCTTTCTTTCTGCTAACCCTTTTCATTAATTGCAATTGCAATTACGAG